TAATTAGTCTTCCTGTGCCATCTTGGCAAAGTAAGATAATGTATCATCTTCGTCATCCTCCGTACCCACGGCAGGGGCGGGAGAACTGACAATCTCAGGTTCAGGAGCAGAACGTCCAACGTTCTCTTCCGCAGTCTGAGAAATGTTTGCAGTAGCGGCTACTGCGTTTGCACCTACAGCAGTACCAAGTACTACCTCAAGGCGACCCTTCAACTCATCATATGGTTTGAAGGATGTTGGTGCAGTGAACTCACCCAGATCAAACATCTGATTGTAAGTCGCTTCCAGTTTCACTTCGTCCGCTTCGTAAAGGGCAGAAGGTGCCTTGAACTCAGACTTGTCATAGTTACGGTAACCCGCTACATTACGAATCTTGAGTTGGAAGTCCGCACCATTCCAGAAATCGAAAGGAACCACTGGTTCTTCGCCTGGAAATTCTGGTTGCATTTTATCCATGATCTTATCGAAAATCTTCTTTCCGAAATCATAGAGGAATACCTTGCCGTTATTGGCAGGGTTTGCTGGGTCTTGAACCACAAGGATGTTAGACACATAATGAAGTCTACGCTTCTGTTTACGTGCAGTATCCTTATCGTCTTCAATACCCGAATTCCATAGTCGAGTGTTAAGTTCAGACACAGGATCGTTCTGACCAATAGTAGTCAACGACTTCTCAATGTACCACTGACCAGATGGCCCTTTAAAGAAGTGATCCCAGTAACGTACCCAAGGCAACTCTTGTCCTTCAGCCGCTGGCAAGAAACGAATAACGGCATAACCGTTACCACCTTCATCGACAGTAGGTTTCCAGAAACGGTCATCACCGTAGGATTTCTTTTCAGTACCACCACCATTCATTTCATTGGCAGCAGATACCAGTTTAGATACGTCCATTGATTTGGACTTAAGATTAGCAAAGCTCATATATTTCTCCGTATTTATTTGTATATCTTTGTATTAACGTTTTATCCACGTATGCATTATATAATACACTATTTATACGCTGTGTGTCAAGCGTTTTCTAAACCAAGCAACTAAAGAAACTCTTCTTCCTTCGGTTACCTTGGTTACTTCATGAAAAGTGTTAGATGGAAAAGCAATGGTTTCCCCTACTTTTAAATCTATCACTTGACTTCCGTTCCGTTCTTTATCTTCGAAAAGATAAAGTTCTCCACCTTCTAGATTGTTACTAGTATATATCAAAGTACTAGTAGAGACTTCTCTATTATATAGGTGGGTTTTTTTAGATAGGTCTTTAAGTTTAGGATTAAGTTCAAGAAGTTCTTTCTCTCCCGAAAATGTATCCTTATGTAGTGAGAAGTGATCCCCTTTTACATATTCAAGTAAATCGATTTGAGCAACCTCTAGTTCAGGCATTCCCAACCACTCTTCAAGTTCATTCATGGTGTCAGGAATCATGTGTTGATTTATCACTACTCTGTGAGTTTTACGATAATCGGGAATACTAACACCTCGACCATGACTACCAGCGGTTTTAATCAGAGCGTCAGTCTTGGCCACATCTCTACAACAGTCCAAGAGTTCTTCAACAGACTCTTCAGTAAGAGCGAATCCTCTCTTTGTTATCCTAACCATGCGACTAAAACCTCACGGTAACCAGAACGAATCTTTGTTACTTCATGTAATAATTGCGAAGGGAAAACCACAGTCTCTCCCGGCTCCAGTAAAAATTCATGAGCCAGTCCTTTTCTCCACACAACTAGTTTGCCTCCTTTGAGGTCTTCAGAATGTTCTAACATAGTGATTGAAGTTATTCTCCGGAGCGTATGTTGCCCCGAAGATTCTAAAGTCTTCTGATCATCTGTGTGTGGGTAAAAAATATCACCTTCAACATAACGCACATAGTTTATATCTAGAATCCTGAGTTCAGGATCGACTTTACTCTTGATAAAGTTGTTCAATGGACTCACGAGGTCAGGTATCTCAAATAACGTGATTACCTTATTTTTACTCCTCCTCATAAGAGAGCCGCTTCCATTGAGAGTATTTTCTGTACCACTCTCCTTGCCGGTTTTTGTCTGTTCGACATATACGGAAGTACTTGATCCTTCACTGACATGAGAAGAAACCCAAGGAGCATCATACTCCACCAACTCTTCACATTGATCGGAAGTTAGTATGTTGGTCTTAAAGGGTTCGAAGTCATAAAAGTTAGACATCAAGAGTGCTCGTTGTGTTTTTAATGAAGTGGAGACCCATCGCCTCTACTTCTAAATTTTCTTTGATTGAATCGTTCAGATACTTTTTAATATCCTCCACTTCAATGTTGTTTTGTTCACAGAGATGTACTATAGAATCAATATAGTTCATCCCCGTCTTCATCACCGTCGATTCCACCATCTTCGAAAAGTTCTTCTTCGTCAGGAAGTTCTTTTGTTCCGACTCTGTTGGGTTGATAGTTTTCGCCATACCAAATTACCTCAAGTTCTTTTGACCACACTTGTCCTATGTCCGGATACCAAACTCCGAAACTTCTTTTAGGAGTACCGTCAGGGTAGTAGGCCATTGCAACACAAACACGTTGCACTCTGGATTCCATATTGGCCCCATAACGGAAGTCACTCCAATGCCCACTGGACAGGTAGTTCTTCATGTTTTTGACGTAATTGAAGAGATCGTTATACTCACCCCTTTCTTTGGAATTGTTGGAATGTTTTAGACTGGACATCCCCTTCAACTTCATCTCATTATCTTTGATCCACTCTTTAACTTTCAATGGGTGTAACCAATGATCGTCGGGTAAATCTCTCAGTGAATGATGGACAGATTTGAGACCAGTAGCGCCACGAGCAGCACGTGCTTTTGCAAGACGTTCAATCGCAGCCTCCTTCTGTTCTGGAGTCATAGGTTTACGTTTGCGCTTAACTTTCTTGCGCTCGTATCCCAACTCTTTCATGGCAGCTTCTTGCTTTTTACGGCGTGTCTCGGCTGCCTTCTGTCCTTTTGTCATTCTTCTTTTAACCAAAGCTTAAAAGTTTATCTATACGAAAACTACGCCATTCTTGAATATCAGTATCAAAAACACGTAGAGTCGTATCTCCGCCTACTGTCTGATCTACTGATCCAGACTTAGGCATTTTTTCTTCAGGAATTGAAGACATGTTCAGTGTCGCTTTCATTTCACGAACTAAACCGTCTTTCACTTTTTCAAATGAAAGAGATACTACGCCTTCACGTAACATATCTAACATTTCATCTCGACTTAAATCAACCATTATTTTCTCCTTTGAAACGGTCACTATAGTGTGCATCAAGATATCGATCCGTATCCGACCAGTGCATTTCAGTTTGGTCATCCAAGACTTCAATAGCCTTGTCTACCTTCTCCTTCATCATCATCTGTCTACGTTGAGACTGTTGACGTTGTTGAACCTTCCGTGCAGCTCTTCGAATCATTGCGTACCTCTCAGCTTTAAAATGTTCGTCCATTATATACTTATGCTCCTTGAGTTGTCAAGCGAAACCATGACGGTGCTTGTCTTTTTGTCCAGACCATATTGAACCTATCCTGTTTGGTCTGATAAAAATTCCGATATGATTGTACAGGATCACCTTCAACAATACATTCGGGGTGTTCTTTAAATGCAAGTCGGAATGGTGTCACAGTACCTCTAGGAATGTTGATAGGCGGGACACACAGACGTGCACGAAACTTTTTCTCGGAAAGATGTACCTTACCATAGCGGTAGGTATACTCCTCGCACAGCGCAACCCAGTGTGCGTAGTGCCAGTTATAGTTCCCCATAGTCTCCATAGTCCATAGGGTAGAGGGATGTTTAGGATGAGCTATCTTATAAAGGTCTTCGTTACCTTCATTACCATCCAAAATTCTATGAGCGCTGCACAACATCTGAGCGCTTTCGAGCGGCATCTTGACGATATGTTTATCGCATTGAGACTTTGCAGAGTTCACTGCATGGGGTACACGTGTACCGTACCCATTGTCATATTCAATACCAAATATATTCATTCACAATCCTCACTCTTCTTTTCAAACAAAGCAAGTATTGCTTCTGTCTGTTCGTTGATTCGATCAGCCTGTTCGCAAATTCGTTTTGCTTGATCTAGTATCTCATCAACCTTTTCTTCAACTTCCTTTACCGGAAACGGTATCACTTTACCCATTGGGTTCCTCCCCTTTATGTTTTTTATAGCCTTCCTTCTCACGTTTCTTACGATCAACATGAGTAACAGGCCGATTGAACTTCTCCATGTTTTTAGCCACGGGGTTCGGTGTTTTGTTT